AAGAATGACAAAACAAGAAAAGTTCTTATACAACTTACATAACTAATAACATAAACTAAAAAAAACAAAATTATGGCAATTACAGTAGCTTCAAACTTTGCGGGTAAGGCAGCAGGATTCTACATCTCAGCAGCTTTAAAATCATCAAACTCGTTAGACTATCTAACAATGATAGAAAACATTAAATTTAAGAGCAACATCCAAGCTCTTAATCAAACAGTAAATTCTGTAGTAGACGCTACTTGCGACTTTACAGCAGCAGGAACTTTAGCTTTAACTGAAAAAGTATTAGAGCCTAAAAACTTACAAGTAAATATGGATATTTGTAAAGAAACTTTACTTTCTTCTTGGGAAGCTCTACAAATGAGAGCAGGAGCAGGCGCACCACCTCCTGCATCTTTTGATGATTACGTTATCTCTTATATGGGAGAAATTATAGCTGAAGCAACTGAGAACTCTATATGGAGTGGAACTAATGTAGCAGGACAATTCAATGGCTTCTTAGGAGCAGTAACAGGGCTTTTATTACCAGGACCAGACCCAACAGTTGTTCAAGATGCAGCAGCAGCAGTACCTTATACAGCAGGAAATATTATTGCTAACTTACAGTCAGCAGTAGCAAATATTCCTACAACAACTTTAGGAAAAGAGGACTTACATATTTATTTGAGTCAAAGAAGTTACCAATACTACATTTCAGCAGTATCTACTTTAGGATATGTAAATGCTTACAATATGAATGGAGATTACGTTCCAATGTTTGAAGGGTACAAATTGGCTGTTTGTAATGGGATGGAAGAAAATCAAATGGTAGTAGCTCAAAAATCAAATATGTTCTTTGGAACTGATCTTTTAAGTGATGCTACAAGAATCAACTTGATGGATATGGCTACTTTGGATGGTTCTGATAATATTAGAATGGTTGCTCGTTACTCAGCAGGTGTACAAACGGGAACTGGAGCTGATATTGTAAGACAGTCTTAATAAATAATACGGAAGTGAGGGGGTAAAACCCTTCACTCCCTTAACCCAAAAAAAAACAAAAAAAATGGCACATTGTATAGCACTTACAAAAGGACGCGAATTAGATTGCTCAAGAATTTCGGGCGGAGTTCGTTACCTTTATTTTGGGGTTTATGACCAATTCAACACTCCAATAGAAACAGCAGGAATAGTACAAGACACAGGAACGGTTTCTGACATCAGTATGGTAGCAGGTTCATTCCTTTACAGATATGCTATGCCTTTAGGTGCAGCTTCAGTTTCCGAATCAATTACAGGCTCAACTGAGAATGGAACTATTTTCTATACTCCAACTGTTAATGTAGTAATGAATCGTTTAACTGCTCTTGACCAAAACGAAATAAAACTTTTCGGACAAACTAAAGTAGTTGTTTTTGCTCAATTAAACGAAACTCTTTTAAACGACCATAACACTATTATTGCTTTAGGGGTTTCTAATGGTATGTCACTTAATGCTGGTACTATGGATAGCGGAGCAGCGTGGGGTGATCGTAACGGTTATACGCTTACGTTTGACGGCTTAGAGCCAATTCCTTTTCCATTCGTAGCAGATTACACTACAAACCCATTTGACAACGCTGCATTTGATGGATTTACAGTTGATATAGATTAAATTTCTTATCTGTTTTCTTATAATTCTTGAATGAGGGTGGCTTAATTGCTACCCTTTTTCTTTATACCAAATAAAAACTGACTTTTTCTATTATATACTATGCTACACGCTGAATACAATAACAACACTTATACTTTTTACGTTACCTTAAAAGACGCTGCTTATGTAGATTTAGCAAACTATCCTTATAGTTACTTATTTAAGTTTACTAATGATATGTCAGGAGCTGTAAAGTATGGATATGGACAGAATGGTATAATAAAAGATAGATACTGTGAATTCAATATTTATTCAACCGCAGGCGGAACGAAAACTGAAAGTGTATTTGGGGGTATTGTTAATTTCAATCCGAATGGCTATTGGAAGTATGAAATATTTTTAACAGATGGCGGTTTCACTCCTTGTGGTAATCCTAATCCAACTGAAGCAGGAACTTGGGATTGCACTAATGTAGCAGGTACTTCTATTGATAGTGGTAATATGAATGTTGATGTATATGAAATAAAAGCTTTAACTGCTGACACTTATGTAATACAAGATTATACAACTTGTGATCCACCACCTACAGGTACAGGTAATTATTCAATAGCACAAGTAATATCATCAAGAGTTTGTGACACTACTGAAATTAACCCACCTAGATTTTTACTATTTACAAGAGTAGTTAGAAATGTAAATACTAACACATACTTTATAAATTCAATAGCAGCAGTTGGTTCTGAAATTAGAGTATATAATGCAAATATTACATATACGCATATCATAACAACTCAGCCTGAATCGGTACAAATGAATATATTGCCAACTTATACTTTATCTCAACCGAAAATTTATACTGTTGAGCTTTGGAAGGGTGGGTCTTTAATAGATACTTATAATGATTTCCATCCTTTATCAAGTTCTGTTCCTCCTGAATCACAGTCTATTTTAGCGTCAAATAATTATTACTCAAATCCCACAAGTTTATGTGATAATCAAGTAACAGAGGGGAGCATATTCTTTGGTTGGAGAGCGCAAGACAATTCTTCAGGAGATTATTTTCAACAAGACTTTCCTTTAGAGATTGGAAAATTATTGGTAAGCGAACAAGTAGGAGAAGAACAAGTACAATACACACAAAACGAAAATCCAAGCGGAACGAATTATATATATAACGATTAAATAAAAAAAAATGGCAATAGAAAACGTACAACAACTCTTATCAGAACAATTAGGAAAACATAGATGTGATGTTATCACAACAACAGCTATGACAGGAAAAAACTATTATGCAATTCAATTTGTAACTGAAAGCGTGATAGCTTCAATAGCAGCGGCAAACATTCAAACAGGTGCAGGTAGTTCAGCAGCAAGTCTACATACGACTGTAGCAGCAGGAACAACTTTGTTTCTTAACGTAACAGCTATAACTTTAACAAGTGGTTTAGCTGTTTGTTACTATGAACAACCACTATAATGTTAGCTTTAAAACAAGCTCTTAGTCTAGTATCAACGAAAAAGACAGGAACAGTTACTCCTTGGAGTCCTTCTGACGAAGGTTCTAATTTAATTGCTTGGTATAAAAATAAAGTTGGAATAGGTTTAAACGGTTTAGAGGTTACAACTTGGGAAGATTCTTCAGGAAACAGTCACGAGATGGAGCAAGCCGTTTCTGACGAAAGACCAATATATAACGCAGCTACAGGTTCTTTAACTTTTGATTCTTCTAATTCATCCCATTTACAAACTGTTACTCAAATGAGTTTTAACGGTGAATTTACTGTAGCTTTTAAAATGAATGCAACGGGAAGTAATAATACTATTATAGGAGATAATACTTCTTCAAATGAGTATTTTAAAATTACAAGTGCAACAAATTTAAGAGTTAAGACTGACGCACAGTTAGGAAATTTAACAGTAGTTGATAACACTTTGACTGACGTTTATGTAGTAGTTATAAGAGATGCGTTAGATATTGTCAGGTTTACTGTTGATGGAGTTCCACAGGCAAGTTCAGCAACAGTTACAGGGACTTCAGATATTGACGCAATAGGAATTAGAGCAGTAGACAATAATTCATTTGACGGAGAAATTTTTGAAGTTCAAATTTATGACACTCAAAATTCAACTTTGACTTCTAATATAAACACTTACTTAGCAAATATATAAAAATGGATAAAATTGTAAGCATTGATTTAAGCACGTCAACAGCTCCTTTAGTACAAGAGGTTAGAGGAAAGGATTACATTGAGTACGGCGACGCTAATGGCGAATGGAGAAACCTTTACCCTCAGTTTTTAATTGACCTTTACTATTCAAGTTCTATAACGGCTGCAATCGTAAACGCTACTGCTGAAATGATTAGTGGAGAAGACATTGTAATAACAGATGAAGAAGATAGAGATGAAGAAGCAAGAGTTAAGCTTCAGAACTTTATGAATAATGCTAACGGAAATGAAACTTTACACGAGGTCTTGAAAAAGGTTGCATTTGACTTCAAGCTTCAAGGTGCGTTTGCTCTTAACATAGTATGGTCAAAAGACAGAACACAGATAGCTGAAATCTATCATATTCCTGTAGAGAAAATTAGATGTGAACGTCCTGACGAATTTGGAAAGACTAGAGGCTACTATGTTTCAGGAGATTGGGCAAATACAAGAACAAACAAGCCTTATAGAGTTCCTGCCTTTAATGTAAACGATAGAACTTCTCCTAATCAAATTTTATATACAGGGCTTTACAGTCCTAATATGAATTCTTATTACACAGCTGATTACATCTCTTGTAATAATTGGAGTCTTATAGATTCTAAAGTTTCTGAGTTTCATTTGAATAATATATCTAATGGATTCACAGGTTCGTTTATGATTTCCTTTGCTAATGGAATACCAACAGCAGAAGAACGTAGACAGATAGAACAAAGCTTAGAAGCTAAATTTACATCAGAAAAGAACGCAGGAAAATTCGTTTTGACTTTCTCAGATGACAAGACTAGAGTTCCTGAAATAACTTCAATAAGTCCATCAGATTTAGACAAGCAGTATATCGCACTTCAAGAACTACTTACTAGCAACATCCTCTCAGGTCATAGGGTGACTTCTAAGACACTTATGGGCTTGGATAGTGCTAACGGTTTCTCAAGCAACGCAGATGAGCTTTTAAACGCTTCTAATTTTTACTTGAATACTGTAGTAATGCCGTTTCAAGGGCAAATCTTAAAAGTATTGCACAAGATATTCCAAGTGAACAATATGGATATGCCTGTTCAGTTCGTACAACTTAAACCAATTACAATTCAATTTGATTCTGAAACGATTAGAGATGTAATGACTCAGGACGAAATAAGGGAAGAAATAGGGTTACCACCTTTAGAAGGAGAAGTAGCAGAAGATTTTAAACAAGACTTTGCTAAAGTTGGAATGATAGACGGAAAGCCTGTTTTTGACACAATAGATGAAGCCTTAGCAAGTGCAAAGACTTTAGGGTGTGAAGGCTACCACGAACACGATTATGAAGGCAAGACAGTCTATATGGCTTGTGAAGGTCATACAGAAGCAACAGAGCTTTCAAAGTTCATTGAGGAGTTTGGAGAAGATATGTCAGACGATTGGGAATTAGTAGAAGAAGAAGTAGTAGATGGAGAACATCAAGACTTTAACTATGAAGAAGTATTGAACGAACTAGCAGGAGAAAAGATAGAACTAGCTTCAACAGGTAGAGCAATTCCTAGTCGTAAGTCTGAACAAGATGGTATCTCTAAAAAGTCTTATGATTACTTTAGAGTTAGATATGTTTATTCTAATGACAATTTCTTAACTAATAAGTCAGGAACAAGAAGGAAGTTTTGTCAGCAAATGATGGGTGCTAAAAAGCTTTACAGAAAGGAAGATATTGTAAATATGGAAAGTAAGGCAGTTAATCCTGGATTCGGACCTAAAGGCACAAATTTTTATTCAATTTTTCTTTACAAAGGAGGTCCTCAATGTTTTCACTTTTGGAGTAGAAGAATCTTCAAGACTACAATAGGAGAATCTAGGACTACTAAGATAGAAGACGCTGATATGATTGGCTATACTAAGGCTAGGTCAGAAGGCTTTACAGCAAAGAAGAACGACAAGCTAGTAGCAACACCACCACGAAAAATGAAAAATAACGGATATATAAACGCAAGATAACTATGAGCTACGTACTATTTATATCAGAGGCTAAATTAAAGGACTCTACAGCAATTAATCTTAATGTTTCAACCGATTTGCTTTTGCCGTATGTAAGACAGGCACAGAAGCTCTATGTGGAAACTAAGCTAGGTACTGACCTTAATAATAAATTAAAAGACTTAATTAAGGCAGGAACAGTAGGTAATGCAGGTAATGAGGCTTACAAGACTTTACTAGATGACTACATAGGAGATATGCTCCCAAATTGGGCATTATTTAATTGCATACCGTACCTTAGATTCAAAGTGGAAAATGGGAACATTTATTCCAAGACATCAGAAACAGGTACAGCTTTAACTACCGAAGAAGCACAACATCTTAGAGAGGAGGTAAGAAACACAGCAGAATACTATACAGAAAGAATGATAGATTATATATGTAATAATACTTCTCTATTCCCTGAATATTCAACAAATACGGGTAGTGATGTCAATCCTGATAATAATGCGTTTTACAACGGAATGAATCTTGAAAGACCACAACAACAAGGTACAAGATTTACTTTAAGAAATGTTTTAGGAAATTTGAATTAATGAAGAAACACTACAAGACAAAAACAATTAATATAACAAAGCTTAAATCCTACTTGGATAAAAAGCCTAATAATAAAACAAATGCAAGACAGCCTTCAAGTAGGAATAGCAAATAGCACAGCGATAGGATTAAGTTTAGGACAAGCTAATCAAGTTCTAACTCTAGTTTCTTTGACTCTTGCCATAGCCTTTACAGTTTACAAATTTATAAAGTTTGATAAAAAAAAATGATAAACCTCTTATTGATTAGAGATACATTTTCAGAAGAATCAACTATTGGTGAACTCTTTATAAATTCGGAAAGAATTTGTGATACGCTAGAAAGACCCTACTTTAACAACCTAAAAAATATAAGTTGTATTCCTGTAGGTAACTACAAAGTAAGACTTAGACTTCCAAGAGAATCAGCTTCTAGGGACTATGTTCATTTGCTAGTTCAAGATGTTCCTGATAGGGATTGGATATTATTCCACAGAGGAAACTTTCCTAAAGATACAAGCGGTTGTATTCTAGTAGGACTAGGAAGCCAACAGGACGCTGTTAATAACTCTACGTTAGCTATGGACTTATTAATCAAAGAAGTAATACATTTGGGAGGTGAAAATATTAATTTAATAATCAAAAATAAATAATTATGAAAAAGTTTTTTCAAAAGTACCTTATCGGACAGATGTTAAAGTCTAAGAAATTTTGGT